TGCAAATCAGGTGTCCATGTACCTTCTTCATAATCATCTAATAATTCTCCAACCTTTGTTGCTGCACTGTCGGCTGTTGCACTAAAGTCAATACCATTACCACTGTTAAAAGATATATTGCTTGAACCACCAACACTTACAGCAACTGAACCCCATTGCGGTGCAGCACTAGCACCTTGAGATAGCAGTGCTTGACCAGCCGTTCCATAATTAGCACCTGCTACTCCTAATTGACCTGCAGCACCTATTTTAAATCTTGAAGAACCGCCAGTATTAAGATCAATAATATCTGAGCCAAAATTGATTCCTGTATTACTATCTGTTCCTGTTACTGCAGGTGCTGAGTTTGACCCGTCAACCCCAGAAATACCAGTTGTTCCGTTAATGTTTAAAGCCATAATTACAAGATAACAAGGATCGCACCAGATGGCACTGTTACAGTTACACCTGAGTTTATTGTAGGGCTAACTGTGTGTGCGTGTTTTCCAGAAGATAAAGTGTAAGAAGTTGTAACTGCCTGATCCGATTCAAAAAATACTTCATCACTACCTCCTCCAGTAGCTCCAGCACCTCCACCTACAGCAGCAAAAGCAGAACCATTATATATTTCAGCACTTCCTAAAGTGCTATTCCATCTAAAATCTCCTGTTGAAGGAGAACCAGGTCTTTGTGCTGTCGTTCCAACAGGTATTTGTAAGGCTGTAGTGTAATTATGAACAACATCTCCTGTAAAAGTTGCTCCTGCAACTGGAGCAAGACCTAAATTTGCCTGAGTGACATTACCAATCTCGATGTATCCATTATTAGCTGCATTTCTTATTTTTAATAAATTAGATGTTGTATTAACTGACAACTGGAACGCAACCTGTGTGCCACTAGGATCTGCTGATCCACTATTTAAACTCTGTATAGCAGCAAAAACATTATTAAGGTCAGTTCTTACGGCAGAGCCTGTGCCATTAGCGATTGAATAGTCTGAAACTTGTGCCATTTAAAAAACTACCTTGTGCATATTCTACCCTCCTTTACCAAATCCGACAGCCTGATAGGTGAAATTTCTATCAATCGAAGCATTTGATGAATTTTTGAAGTGAACAGTAAAACCCGTTCCAGATACACTACTTACTTCAAAGTAATCTCCTGATGCCATATTCTGAGCATTGATACCAACAGAGGGTAAATTAGTATTTGCTCCAAGCAAAGAAGAAGTGCCAACAAAGAATGGATTGGTAAACGTAACAGCCTTTGCTCCTGCTCCGCTTGCAATAACATTACCTTGTTCTGTTCTTCTCTGTAAAGATGCTGTATAGCCTAACTGCGAAACTTTTATATCTTGTGCAACATCATTACTTGTAAGTTTTGCTCTAAATTGAAATCCTCTTCCTTTATAAGTTCCATTAGCAAAAGTCTGAAAGTCAGTATAAGTAGGAGATCCAGATGGATTGTCCTGTGTAACTCTTACTAACATTTCAGCATTAACATCTGTAGCTGTAAGTCCATCAAAGTCTGTAATATCATCAATCAAACCTCGTGAATCAAATAAATCTGATGGATAGAAACCTTCTGTCAAGAAATGACGCTTGAGGTCAAGACTAAATACACCACCTAAATCTAAAGTATCCCCACCTGCTGTTCCTCCAAAATCATAAGTACCCTCTGGTACGATTCCACCAAAATCATCTAATGAACCCACAGCATCAAAATCTGTAATACTATCAAATGTACCGCCACCAACTAAATTTAATGTGTTTGTAGTTGCATCAAAAGCAACGTTAGTTTTTGTTCCTTGAAATTTAGGACTATCTAAATCTTCTCTTCTTGTTTGTGTGATAAGTGGAGCTTGATTATCTGGTAAATCAAGAATTACACTTGTTTCACCTGCACAAAATCTATTTCCATCGTCTTGAAATTTTAAAATATATTCACCTTCAAGGTAAGGAACTTCTGCTGTCGTTGTATTACCTGCTAACGCTTGAATTAAATCGGTACTATTTGTAAATGTAGCAGTGCCATCGGTCAAAGGAGAGTGTCTGACATATACCCTACCTCCATGAGTTACATCTAAATCTGTAGATAAATTCCAACGTAATCTAACTAATTTTTCATTTATTGGCTCGGCAGATAATCCAGTAACATTTGATGGTAATGCAGTTTTACCAACAGCATTAAAGGTTAAATCAGCAGAAGTCGCACTTGTCTGTAATGCAGTATTGTAACTGAATACTTGAAACTCATACGTTCCAATATCAGTATTGAATATTTCAAAATCAGGAGAAGAAACTGTTGTCGAAACAAAGTTACCATTATTAAATCTGTAGTTAACTTGATACTGTGTAACACCGACAATAGGTTGCCAACTAACAATAAGTTTGGATACTGCTTGATTATTTATCTCGACTATCTTTTCTTCAGCCTGTAAAGCTGCAGGAGGATCTTTGGGAAGATTTAGTACCGATACTGTTCTTGTTGGTAAAGTCGCACCATCTTCAATAAACGCATACTTTTCATTTACATAAGATAAAGCTGTGATTATATAGTTTATTCCGTCTTGTTCTTCAACATTTAGCACTCTAAATTTTTGAGCTTGAACTGTATCATCTTGCAGAAGCCAAACTGTATTAGCATTTGGAGTCTGAGAAAAAGCAGAGGATACTGTTACAACCGCACCTGAGACACCTGATACTGACTTAGTTTCAACAGTTCCATCAGGTAGTATTACACTTAATGTTGGATTATTTGTAGTTGGTAAATCAGTTGCAGCAGAATCATCTACTGTTATTTGGGTCGTTGTGGCAGAACTAACTCTTCCGCCTCTACGAACTCCTGATCTTACGGGATCTGCTATTTCGATAACTGCTCCAGGTCTAACCACTACACCAGAATCTATTGATGTTGTAAAAGTGCAGACCTCAGACTCATTATTTTCCGAGAAAACGATTGCTTTTGCTAATCTTCTAGCTTGGCCTCGGCTGGTACACGCAAATGCTTTTACTTGCTTAATAACTACCCCTATTTTGGAGATCAAATCAGCATCTTCATAAACCTCAAAATCTACTTCTTTACTATCCATGTTGAAGTAGGAAACAGACACCACACTGTGTCTTGTTTTTAAACTACTGCCTGAGTAACTGAATCCACCTTCACCTACGTTAGATAAATTAAATAGATAACTGGCATCTGTCGGCTTGTCCTGTGTAATTGTTACCGATCCAGCAGACCAAATAGGCATACATCGCATAACACCAGCTAATTCATTTATTAAAGTAAATGCTTCTTGGAGGTTTTGAATATTAACATTACAACTAAATCTGGCTTCCTGCCCTCCTAATCCATCTGATACCAATGTATTTGCAAATTTACTTGCATTTACAAAGGAAAATAAATCAAGACTGCTATCTGTTATGTGATTACCAAATCCATATCTAGTGTCTGTAAGAAGATCAAGTAACACCATACTTGGGCACGAGCACCATTGAGCAGCACCCATAACTCCATTAAAAATATAGCCATCAGGATAAACAATACGACCAGTTGCACTATCAACAGTAGGAGTACCAGAGCTATTTGCACCAGCACCAGGAATCCTTACTTTTACTCCTCTGACACGATACTTTCTGCTAGGTATTGACTGAAACTGCATAGAGTCCAATCGAACAGAAGCATAGGCACTGTTGGCATAGGTGTTAGCATCGTCAATTATTTCACCAAAACTTGTCCATAAAAATGAATCAATAAGGCTCGAACTTGTGCTATCTGCTGTAACTCGGCTAACTCTTATGTCTACTGGAAATGCACCAGTGAGATTTACTCTGTAATCTCTTTGGTAAGCATCAGCAGTTCTACCTGTAACTGTGTCACTTATAACATCTGTAAAACCACCAGAATTATATTGAACCGAAATTTTTAAAGATACAGACGATCCAAGTAAATCTCCTTTATCGGTGGCTTTTTGGAGTTGGGGAAAAGTTATTGTTACGTTTACTGCGTCTACATTTGAATTTGTTATTTGTCTTGTAACTGGTGTAGAGGCAGTAACAGTCACTCCAACTGATGTTACAGAAGAACTGCTCTCAACACCTGGAATTTTTGTTTGGTTGGCAGTACCAAATCTAGGAGTGAAACTTACGTCTTGAAAGTTGAAATCAGTTGTACTTGGATTGGTGGAGTCAGCCGATGCTTTTAAAACAGGAGTGTCGTTCAAAAATACATCTTTTAGTGCAGCATTGTTATATGCAGTAGTTCCTTGTGTTCTTCCTTCTTTTGAGGCACTGGCAAACCCCTCAATTTCTCCCTCAGAAATTAAATCGAGAATAGTAGAAAACTGCCTACTGTGTAGAGTATCGGGTGCTCTAGTTGGTTGAGGAGGGGGTGGAGGACTACCACCGCCAGAACCAATGATATTTTTTGGTGCGTCTGTCATGCCTGTACCTGTTGGGTGTCGATTGAACCACTGATGACCACCGATCCAGTTATGATTTCTCCATAACAAATTGGTACAGGTGTACCAGCCCGTGATGTATTTTGAGTGCCAGAAAAGTTATATGACAGTCTTGGATCTTCTTCACTATTAAAGTCTCTTTTTTCGGGTAACGGAGTGAGCATTTCAGATACACCCATTAAAGCTAAACCTATTCCAATGTTTCCAAGAGTTGCAGCGAGACTGAATTTTCCTGCCACTGTAGATCCAAAACCAAGAGAACCTTCAGCTAAAAACCCTGCTCCTGGTGCTGCTATCGCTATACCGATCAAAGCTACTCCAAGTAATAGTTTTCCTGTGCCTCTACCAGCACCACTGATAACTGGAACGAAATGTATATCTTCTTCTTGTCCGATAGGATAATGTAATTCATCTTCGCCTATTTCGTAGTTGCCTACTTTTACCTGATAGTACCTTGGAGACATATACTTTTCTATCCCAGGAAAATTATTTATTAAAAAACTTACTGCTCTACCGATGCTGTCTACTTTCACTTCAAACTCCTTATGGCCTACAAACTTAGCGAGTTCTCCGTATAGTTTTACTTTACGCAACATAACGATACCTCCCTCCTGTGCATTTCAGTAGCCATTGAGAATAAGCCTCTCTACAAGATAGTCTATCGGTTAAATGATGTAAAACATCTCCATCTAAGAAAATAGCTACATGATTTAAACCAGGAGATCCAATAGACATAAACAAAAGATCGCCATTAATTGTTTTTTCATCTGGTCTAAGTTCTCTAAAACCTGTTCTCCATGCACAACTTTCAAACATTGGATTCAATATAAACTCCTCTGGTGTTGTGGGTCTATCCCAATCTTTCAGTTCAGTATTTTTCTCTTCTTTATACCAATCTCTAACTAAACTCCAGCAGTCAGTAACTCCCCAGACCCAAGGCCGACCCAGTAAAGGAGGTTTATATCCACATGGTTCACAATATCCCCATTGTTCTGTTTTTGGGTTAACAATATGCCACGGAAGATTACTTTGTTCGCAGCTAATTTTATCTGCCTGACTAGGAGTTGGAGGTGTTATAGGGTGGCTATGAACAACGGCTGTTATCTCTCCAGTGTTATCTGCTTTTACATAATCTTCTGGGTCGATAATAAAACATTGATGATCTGTCATTGATAAATTACGGCAAGGAAAATATCTTTCTTTTCCTCGGATATTTAATAAAAGGCCACAAGATTCCTTTGGATCTTCTCGTTGAGCATGAAGTAGTGCTTTATATTTCCAACTCATG